ACCGGGTCGAGTCGTCAATTCGACACAAATGCTATTATCAATAGGTACGACAATAGGATAGCAATAACTATGCTCTCAGATATCATCTTGATAGGTGGAACAGCTGCTGGTTCATTTGCGTTAGCTGATGTTAAGAAGTCATTGCTAGCTAGCGCATTAGAAGCACAGATTAAGAATATCGCTAGTACCATTAATAAGTATGCAGTGCCGGCTTTGTTTGAGTACAATAAGTTTGTAGGTATGACTGCCACTCCTGAGATTGTTCCTGGCGAGATAGAAACCCCTGATATAAGAGAGATATCACTATTGCTTAGAGCTATGGGTGTCGATATAACTAAGGATATGGAACTACTTAACTTCCTTAGAAAGATATCAAGTATGCCTCAGTTAGATCAAGCTACATTTGATGAGATATACCTAGCACAGGCTGAACTTAAGGAAGAACAAGCTGCTAGTAAGAATGCTCCTAAGGTTCCTAAGGTTCCAGGACAGAAGCCAACAGCTAAAGAGTCAATGGAGCACCATGACAATAAAGCGAATGATGACCTATCTAAGATAGGCGACAATGTAGACCAGCAGAACACAGATAAATATACTGGGCAGTAGGAGGCGTTGTAATGAGTAAAGGTAACTTTGATGAAGTATACTCACCAAAAGAACCAAAGAAAACTGTTAAGAAGGCTTGCATTAAAAAAGACATGATTTTCTTGGATGATACTATGAATCCAGAAGAAGCCTGTGAATGCCCTGAGTGCAACCCAGAAGGTGACGATGATCAACTCTCAGCTATATTTGACATATACAAGAGTGTAGATAAGAACCTAGTCAGTGGATGGGCAAGTATTTCCATTCAACAAGATGGTAGCCTACCACTAGATTGGAGTGGTGATGTTATCTCCCCTGACGTACTAGAGACTGCTGCTATAAACTTTATGGAAAAGTATCGTACCAGCGGCGAGATGCATGTTGGAGGTAGTGTCGGCATAATAGTTGAGTCAATGGTATTCACACCTGAAAAGATGGAAGCGCTAGGTTTACCTGTAGGCTCACTACCAGTAGGTTGGTTCATAACTGTAAAGATACTAGACAATGAGGTATTTGCAAAGGTTAAGAGTGGTCAGTACAAGATGTTTTCAATACAAGGTAAAGCAAAACGGTTAAAAGTTTAGTACTACTATGAGTCTGTATCGCGTATAATAATTATTGTGAGGTGCTAATATGCCTAATTTATTACTTGAGTTAGAAGTAAACAGAGTAGATTTAGTTGAAGAAGGTTGCAATTCAGAAGCCTTTATCAAACTATATAAAAGAAAGGAGATTATCATGACTTTACAAGAAATTTTAGAGAAAATGAAACCTGAACACGCTGAGATTGTTAATGCAGAAATTGCTAAAGCAAAGGAAGAGATTCCTGAAGGTGTTACTGTTGAATTAGCAAAGGCTAAAACAGACCTTGATCTTTCTACCGAAGAGTTAGCTAAGGCGAAAGCTGATACTAAAACTATGGAAGATGAGTTAGCTGCAGTAAAGATGGCGGCTGATGCAAAAGCTGCTGAAGAGGTTAACAAGTCAAAAGAACTTTCAGAAGAGGACGTAATTAAGTCCTTAGATACAACTGTACAAGAAATATTCAAGTCTATGAAAGCTCAAAAATTAGCAGCTGAAGAAGTTGTTAAAGGCCTTCAAGACCAAAAGCTTAACGATGAAGCTATCGCTAAAGCAAAAGAATTGAAGAATCTTCCAGTTGAAGAAGCTACACTTGTAAATATTGCAAAGAGTGCTTCTGCTGAAGTTTATGAAGTGCTTAAAGCTGCAAACAAAGCTTTAGAAAGCGCTGGAATCTTTAAAGAAGTTGGTAAAGGCGGCAACGGAGACGATGGCGTTGGAACTGCTTGGGAAAAGATTGAAAAGAAAGCTGAAGTATTGGCTGAGACTGAAAAGGTTACCATCCAAAAAGCTACAGCTAGAGTAATTAAAGAGAACCCAGAATTGTACAGAGAATATTTGAATGGAGGTATGAATTAATGAGCGCATATGAAATCCCAAGCCTTAGATTCAGTGGTATAGCTGCTGAAGCTATCACAAGAAGACGTTTTATTAAAGCTACAACTGAATCAACATTCTCTATGGCTGATGCAGGAGAAGTGGTTGTAGGTGTATCAATGAACGACCCAGCATCTGATGAGGTGCTTGAAATTGCTGATGGAATAGTAATGGTAGAAGCTGGAGAAACAGTAGCTGTTGGAGCTAACGTTCAATCAGGTACTAACGGTGTTGCTATGACACTTGCATCTGGTAAGTTAGCAGGAACATGTTTGACTGGCGGAGACGTCGGCGAAATGTTAACAATCAAAACAACAATCTAATAGAAGGAGGATAATTAAATGCCAACTAAAAGTCAAGCACATATCGACAAAGCGTTAACTAACATCTCTGTAGCTTACATGCAAGATGAGAACTCTTTTATTGCGGATAAAGTATTCCCTAAAATCCCAGTAAAGAAACAGTCAGATGTTTACTTCGTCTACAATAAAGGCGACTTCTTCAGAGATGAAGCAAGAGTAAGAGGCGGAGCATCAGAATCAGTTGGAGGAGAATATGGAGTTGAAGCTTCAGATCCTTACTACGCTAAGGTATGGGCTTTCCATAAAGACGTAACTGAACAAGAAAGAGCAAACTCAGATGAACCTTTATCTTGTGACCAAGATGCAACAGACTTTGTAACACAGAAGATGTTGATCAAAAAAGAAGTAGTATGGGCTTCCAAATACTTCAAAACAGGTGTTTGGACTTCTGAGCTAGCTGGTGTAGATTCTACTCCATCTTCCACTCAAGCTATTAAGTTTAACTTGACTACCTCTGATCCTATCGCTGTAGTTACAAATCAGATTGTAGAAATGGCTTCTCAAACAGGTTTCAAACCTAATACTCTTGTAATGTCTCCTAAGGTATTCTTCGCTTTGAAGAACCATGCTGCTATCCTTGATAGAATCAAGTATACTCAAAAAGGAATAGTTACTGCAGATTTGTTAGCTACATTGTTTGAAGTAGAAAACGTTTACATCCCTTGGGGCGTTGTTAACTCTGCTACTCAAGGCGAAACTGATGTAATAGACTTTATTATGGGTAACCATATGTTGCTCTGTTATATCAATCCTAAGCCTGCATTAAAGAAACCTTCTGCTGGATACATCTTTACTTGGACTGGCCTTGAAGGCGCTGGCGCATTCGGTAACAGAATCGTTAGATTGCCTATGGACCAACTTGGTTTAGGTACTGAAAGAATTGAAGGAGAAATTGCATTTGACTGTAAGGTTGTAGCTCAAGACCTTGGAGTATTCTTCAAAGACATCGTAGACTAATAAAGAGGGACAATGTCCCTCTTATATTGAAAGGTAGGTGAGAAGATGGCTTACACTTATTCTGGTGACCCAGCAAATAGTGATTTAGATAGATATAGATTTGAAATCGGTGACATTGGTGAATTGATAGTGGTTGCCTCAGTTGATGCTACTCCTATAGAGGAGTATTTTCCTGTAGATGCCACGCCGCTGAGTTCAGTTAGAGATAACTTTATACTCTCCGATGAAGAAATTACATTTATTCTAAATAATTACACTTCTCATAATACCCGGATGTTCTACCTATTTAATAGTTGTGCTAATATTTTAGGTAGGCAAATAAGAAGGTCTTTAGGTCCACAATACGAAGATCCAACTAGTAGGACTGATGCGTATATAGCGCAAGCGGCACTCTACAGAAAGTTAATGTGTAGTTCAGGTATATCTCTACCAGTATATGGTTTCGACAAATGCTTTGAAAAGGGGATGCATGACAATGTATGATTCTTTAAAAGCCTGGTTAAATCTACCGGTTACTAGAAAACCTTTTATAGGCTATACCGGCGCTGGTGACAAGATGTTTGGAGATGCTATAAACTTAATGTGCTATATAGATGGAGCTGTAAAATTAGTAACGAATAGGGAAGGTTCTCAAGTAACTTCTACTATTCAACTTTTTATAGCTGGGCATAATAAGTTAAATCTACAAGATGTCTTTATACTAGCAAGTGTAGACTATGATGTTATTGCAATACATCCTTTTTACCGTAATGGTAAGAAAGATATGTGGGTGGTGTATATATAATGCATGTTAGGTTTGATATTGACCATACTGTATTTGACACTAGTTGTAATGTTCTTATATCTGGTGTACCAAAAGCTACCCGTAAGCTTGTAGATATGGCTGGGCAAGAAATTCTACAGGATAGTAATAGAATGGTACCTAAAGAAACTACTGCCTTAATGAAGTCCGGTTACTATGAAGTTAGTGGAAGTTACACTGCTTGGGACGTTACTATAGGCTACGCTGACCCTGTACATGACCAGCTTAATCCCAAGAGCAACAAACTTACATCTGAGTATGTAGTAGTTGTTCATGAAGACCTACTGGCTGGACATACTGTAGGAGAAGCTAAGTTTTTAGAAAAAGCATTTATAAACTGGGTAACTAGATACCCTAGAATAGCAAAGCAAGTATTCTCTGAGCTTGGATTGTAGAGGTGATAACAATGGCTAACTTAATGGAAGATGTAATCTCTTTTTATAGCGACTTAGGATTAACTACAGGATACGGTGTAGATGCGTTTGTAGACACAATGCCTGAAAGACCTAATACATGCTTAGCTATTAACGAGTACCAAGGCCTTCCACAAGGTTTTCTTGTCGAAGCGGCCCTGCGGAATATTCAAGTAGTGAACAGAGATGTTTCAGCTGAGGCAGCCCGTAAGAGAGCGTTAGACTTGTATAATGCCATAAGACCTTCCGAGCAACTACAGGACCTTACAAGTGAAAGATGGTCTTTAATAGAGCCGAAGCAAACTCCATTCAAGCTAAAAGTTGATTCACAAGGTAGGACATACTACGTATTCAACTTAGAAATAATAACTTATACAGACTATAATTAAAAAGGATGGTGTCTATATGTCCGCACAAATCGGTTTATCAGATCTTTACTACGCGCTGTTAACTACAGACGCAGTTGATGCAACACCAGTATATGCAACACCAGTTCATATATCAGGAGTTATATCTGCAAAGATTAACCCTAATACAGACAACGCTACATTGTTTGCTGATAATGGTCCTCAAGAAGTAGCAACTGCTCTTGGCGCTATCGATCTTGAATTGAACACAGTAGACCTTACGCTTCCTACTCAAGCTGCTTTACTTGGACATACGTATGCTGCTAATGGTATACTTAAGAGAAAAGGTTCAGATACTCCTCCTTGGGTAGCTATTGGATTTAAGTCACTTAAATCTAATGGCAAGTACCGTTTCACATGGTTAGCTAAAGGTAAGTTTGCCGCTCCTGAGCAAGCAAATGATACTAAGAATGATAAAGTTAACTTCCAAACACCTACTATTAAAGGCTCTTTTGTTAAGAGAGACTGGGATAGTGAATGGGAAAGACATATTGATGAAGACGATGTTGCCTTTGATCAATCTGTAGCTACAAGTTGGTTTACAGCAGTTAACCAATCATAAAATACAAATTAAGGACGTGAATGTATATGGCCAATATACGAGATTTAAGACCTAGTGATATAACTATATTACTAGGTGGTAAAGTAAGAGTTATAAAGTACGACCTAAATGCTTATGCTGAGCTAGAAAAAAGATATGGCTCAGTTGAAGTAGCTATGAGCACTCTACAGACAGGAAGCTTAATCG